ATTGCATTACGTCAAGAACAAGCACGACTTCAAATGGAGTTTGCCATTTTTGAAGCTAAACGTAAGGCAGAACTTGATGATGAGGAAAGCATATTAGCAATCTTACTTTAAATCCACATACAGAATATAAAAAAGCCTATGAGCATCTTCATGCAGGTCGTTTAGATGCTGGTTTTAGATTGTTTGAATATCGTTGGCATCCTGAAGTCATGTCGAATCAATCTATACCTTATAGTCAGCCATTAAAAATGCCTGTATGGAGAGGTGAATCATTACTGGGTAAAACAATTACAGTTATTCAAGAGCAAGGATTTGGCGATATTATTCAATATGCAAGATTTTTGCCTGCACTTAAAGTATTAGGTGCAAAACGAGTAACTGTATTGCAGCATGGCTCACTCCATGAGCTTATTGGGCAGATGGATTGCGTTGATGCACTTAGCAATATGCCTGAAGAAGGCATAGCAACAGAATCAGACTATTGGATAGGTGCTATTTCATTACCTTATTACATATCATTGTCAGCACCTTACGTCAAAGCATTATTTCCACTTACAAAGACTAAAATTGTAGGTTCTGAAGGTTATTTTGATGCTATTGCTAGTAACATTCCTAAGAAAATAGGAGTTAATTGGGCTACATCTAAAGGCATATTACATTATGTACGGACAATGAATCCTATAGATATGTTGCAATTAGTAGGCGAAAACGCTTATTCGTTGAATCCTGAAGAAGATAAGTTTTGGCATCCATTACCTGATGATGGGTGGAAAACAAATTGGGCTAAAACAGCGTGTCACATTAAAGCAATGAAAGGTGTTGTAACTGTAGATACAGGAACAGCTCATTTAGCAGGTGCTTTAGGAGTAAAATGTATTGTTTTAATGCCTAGAGATGAATTTAAATGTTGGCGATGGAAGCATGGCACTTGGTACGATTCTGTAATACCTGTTGATTTTAATGATTATCATAAAATACCTGATTTGATAGCGAGGATGTAATGACAGACAAAGAAGTATATTTAGCACATTGGACACCAACTTTGGGCGAAGAAGAAGCTCTTAAATCATGGGAAGCTAAACAATCTATGATGAAACGTCAAGCACCTATGGTTGCACCAGACATTCAGCCATATCAATCGATGATAGATGGCTCTTGGATAACATCACGTTCACATCATAGAACACATTTACGAGATCACGGATGTATAGAAATAGGCAACGAGAAGCAAGAAGCACCTAAAAGTGTAGAAATCAGTAGAAAATCGCAAGAAGAACGCAAACGCATGATTGGTGAAATCGTGTATTCAAAACTTAGGTATTAATCCGACAACTTGGAGAAAAACATGGCAGATTTAAGAACAGCATTAGAAGAAGCATTTGAAAAAGAACCAATTATTGAAGAACCTACACAAGAAATTGTTGAAGAAGAAATTGTAGAAGAACAACCAGTTGAAGAAACAGTTGAAGAAGCTCAACCTAGTGAAGAAGCTGTTGAAGAAGTCAAACCTATTGCTCGACCTACTACTTGGAAAAAAGAATATCTCAATATTTGGGATAAATTAGAAAAGAATGAGCCTGTAACTAAGGAAGAATTCACTAAATTTGCTGAATATGCTAATCAGCGTGAAACAGAGTACAAAAAAGGTGTATCAGCTTACAAAGGTGAAGTTGATCGTATTAAGCCATTAGAAAATGCTATTGCACCATATAGACAGCATCTACAACAACAAGGAATTAATGAAATTGCGTTGATAGATAACCTGGTTAAGTCGCATTTTGTATTGGCTCAAGCACCTTATGAGCAAAAAGTCCAAATGTTTAATAGACTTGCACAGGATTATGGCATACAATTAAACGGTAATCCTCAACAAACTGATCCTTACATTCAGCAATTGATGAACCAGTTAAATACTGTTAATCAGGAAGTTGGAACAATCAAGAATCGATATGAACAGGAAGAACAAAATCGGTTGATGGGTGAAATCAATCGAGTTGCAAGCGATGTGGAGAAGTTTCCACATTTTGAATCGGTTAGAGAAGACATGGCTCAATTACTTGAACGTGGATTAGCTCATAACCTTGAAACGGCTTATGCAAAAGCTGTGCGTATGAATGATGATGTATGGGCAATTGAGCAAGAAAGACTCCTTACTCAAGCGTCAAAACAAGCATCTAAGGTACAACAAGTAGCAAAGGCTAAAGCGGCTAGTGTCAGTCCTAGATCAGTTACTCCTAACGGTGTAGGTGGACAAATAGAAGCAAAGGATAGACGATCTATTCTTGAGAAAGAATTATCTCAAGCAATGGGTGGTCGAGTTTAATCTATTTTTTAAGGAAAAATATCATGGCATTCGCTAACTCAGCAATAACCGATATTATCGCAACGACTATTCAAAGTCGTAGTGGTGAATTGGCAGACAACTTAACACAAAACAACGCAATCCTACAAAGACTTGAGCAAAAAGGCAATATTAAGCCATTCTCAGGTGGTAACGTAATTCTCCAAGAGATTATGTATAACGATCCAAATACTAACAACGCTAACTCTTATAGTGGCTACGAAGTATTAAACATTTCTCCTGATAGCCCAATTTCTGCTGCTCAGTTTTCTATTACTCAGTACGCAGATAGCGTAACAATGAGTGGTTTAGAAATGTTACAGAACAGCTCTAAAGAAGCAATCATCGACTTGTTAGATGGTCGTATGCAAGTTTCTGAGGCTCGTTTGTTAAACCGTATCTCTGGTGACTTGTATCTTGATGGTACTGGTAACGGTGGTAAGAACATAACAGGTTTGGCTGCTGCTGTTCCTGATTCTGCTTCGACAGGTACATACGGTGGTATTAATCGTGCTAACTGGACATTCTGGAGACCAACAGTAACTACTGGAACAACTGTAACTTATTCAAACATTCAAGGTTTGATGACTACTACATCTATTCAATTAGTTCGTGGCACAGACAAAGCTGACTTAATCGTTTGCGATAACAACTTCTATTCATTGTATGTACAGTCTTTACAAGCTATTCAGCGTATTAATACTGAAGAATCAGGTGCAGCAGGTTTTGCTTCACTCAAGTTCTACGGTGGTGGTACATCTGCTGACGTAGTATTAGGTGGTGGTTATGGTTCACAAGCTACTTCTAACCATATGTGGTTCTTGAATACTGATTACATTTTCTTACGCCCACACAAAGAACGTAATTTTGTTCCTATCGGTGGCGAAAGACAAGCGATCAACCAAGACGCTATTGTTAAATTGTATGGATGGGCTGGAAACTTAACTTGTTCCAACCAGTTCCTACAAGGTTTGTTAATTAACTAATTTGTCCATATAGAAAGGAAATTATCATGGCATATTCAATAACTCCAACGGCTGGTATCGACTTAGTTAATCTAACAAATACCAATACTAACTCTGCTGGTACAGCAATTCCTGTAAACGGCCCATTAGGTTCAGAAGTATTTGGTTCTGATGGTAAACTTTACGTTTTTGCAAAAGCAGGTGCAGCAATCACAGCATCAACAGCAACTTGTACAATTAACGCATCAACATTTGTAGCAACAGGTTCTGCTGGTTCTTATACATCTCCTGCCACAACAATGGCATCAGGTGACTACGGATGGTTCTCAAAAGCATCTGTTTAATGTAGTATATGGGAGTGGCTCACAAGGTCACTCCTTTTTTTTAACGACCTAACCACTTAGGAGAATTAAAATGGCAATAGAATCAGATATTAATAACGCAGACACAAGATTAGCTGTCAAGTTTGAAAAGCGTGAAGTTCAAGATATGGTCAAAACTTTAGAAGAAAATAGACCAATATTCAAAGAAGTTGTATTTATCAAAATTGCCGTACCTGGCGATGCTCTTACAGAAATAGACCGACCAATGTATGATTCTGATAAGAATCGTTTTCCTTTACAATGGGCTAGTTTTCTCAATCGTCAAGGCGAAGAACAGAATTATTCAGGCACATCTTTAAAAGAATGGCCACTCATTACTAAATCACAAGCTGAAGAATTGCGTGGATTAAAGTTTCATACAGTCGAATCGATTGCTATGGCAACAGATCAAGCGATTCAAAAGATTGGTATGTTAGCAGGCATGAGTCCTTATTCTTTTAGAGAAAAAGCACAGTCATTCTTAAAAATGGCTAAAGAAGGTGCTAATGTAAACGCTAGAGAAGCTGAATTAAATGCTTTGCGTGAAGAAAACGCTAAGATTAAGGCTGAAGCTGAAGAAAAGTATCAAAAACAGCAAACTCAAATCGAATCTTTAATGTCAATGATGACAGAAAAGAAAACTCGTAAGCCAAAACAGGTTGAAGAAGTACAATAAATTGCTATAATATAGAAAAGCCGAATACTTGGCATACATTTAAAGGAAATCTATGTCAAGTACGATGCTTACTCTTATGCAAGAAGTCTCAAATGAATTGGGACTCGTTGCACCTACTTATGTAGCAGGAAACACATCACAAGAAGTTATACAGCTATTAGCATTGATGAATCGTGCTGGTTATAACTTAACTAAAGAATACGATTGGCGAATACTTGAGAAAGAATACAGATTTTACACTCAAGCAATTACAACAACAGGTAATGTCACTAATGGTTCTTACGTTTTAACAAACGTAGCAAATACAACAGGTGTTGATAATAAATGGCAAGTAACAGGCACAGGCATACCTCAAGACTGTTTTGTAGTATCTGTAAACGGCTCTAGCGTTACATTAAATCAACCAGCACAAGCGTCAGGAGTGGGTGTTACTTTGACATTAGGTCAGATGAAGTATGACTTACCTTCTGATTACGAAACAATTACTGATAGAACTCAATGGGATAAGACGAAACATTGGGAAATGCTTGGGCCAGAAGATGCTCAGCAATGGCAATGGTTAAAGTCAGGTTATATTTCAACAGGCCCACGAGTACGTTGGAGAATACTAGGAAAGTATTTTCAAATATGGCCAGTCATGAATACGCAGGAGTATTTAGGATATGAATACAGATCAAAAGGATGGGTTGAGGCAGCTAATGGCGATGTTAAGAACTCATTTACTGCAGATACAGACACGAGTTTATTTGACGACACAATCATGGTTCTCGCGACTAAACTCAAATTTTTTCAAATTAAGAACTTTGATACAACGTCTTTACAACAAGATTACGACAGGTATTTAAGCGTAGCAAAAGCAAACGATAAAGGTAGTGCAACACTCAGTTTTGCTCCTTATCCTAGTAAAGTCCTAATTGGGTACGCTAACATTCCTGATACTGGTTACGGCTCATAATGCAAAGTCAAAAGTTTTCAGCAAGAACAGCATCTTTACCATCACCAATTGGAGGATGGAACGCAAGAGATTCATTAGCAAATATGGATGCGATGGATGCTGTAACAATGGTCAATTGGTTTCCTACACCGACAGATATTCAATTTCGTAAAGGCTACACTAAAAGAACTACAGGATTTACAGGTGTAGCTAATTCTTTAATGAATTGGGCTGGGCCATCTAGTCAGATATTATTTGCAGCAGTAGGTTCTGTTATCTATAACGTGCAAGGAAGTACGGCTACAAGCTCTGTAACAGGCTTAGGAAGCGATAAATGGCAACACGTCAATATTACAACGTCAGGTGGGCATTATCTTGTTATATGTAACGGTGTTGATTCTGTACGAGTATTTGACGGAACAACATGGACAACACCTACAATTACAGGTGTAAGTTCAGCTAACTTTATTAACGTCAATTTATTTAAAAACAGACTTTACTTTACTGAAAAAAACACATTAAAAGCATGGTATTTACCTGTAAATTCGATTGCAGGTGTTGCTAGTCCATTAGATTTTGGTGCAATAGCAAGAAATGGTGGCTATTTGCAAGCAATGGGTACATGGACAATTGATGCAGGTCAAGGTGCTGACGATTATGCTGTATTTGCTACTAATATGGGCGAA